TAAAAATAAAAAAAATTACCTACTGAGGCTAGTAGGCGTTGGACTTATCTCTGAAGTTCTATTCGACTATCTTCTTTTCGATAAGTTTTTTGTAATGAGTTATAACAATATTTTCTTTACCCTGGCGCTTGGACTTCTAGCTCTTATCATAAGTGGCTATGTAAGAGAAAATATAAAAAATCTATATGTAGCAGCACTAGTAGAATATGCAGTAGTATTTCAAATAGGATACCTTGCACAATTTTGCCACACCGATTATGGATTCTACGGAGTGTTCTTGATCTATACATTCTATATCTACCTAAGATCAAAGAGCAAAATCACACTTCTACTGCCTATGCTTTTTGGAATGATACAGACACCATATGTACTTCCAGCATATCTTCTAATCTACTTAGACGATGGCACCCACGGAAGACATCTTTCCAAGTACATCACCTATCTTTTCTATCCAGCGCATATCTTGGTGGCGATACTTCTAAGAGGATTTGTCGGGGCATAAAAAAAGCACCTTCAAGGTGCTAATTTTTTTGGTGAACACGAGGGTCAGCCATACAAGACCATACTACGACGAGATCGTCATCGAAAGAATTGCCGCATAAAAAAAGACCTGGAGTTTATTCTCCAGGTTCTTTAAAATCTTCAGTTTTTATCACATTCATAGTATTTTCACTTTTGCTGTCAGCCATACCTTCTGATAGCATATACACGCATAGACCGCCGATAGCACCTACGAGTGCTACCACTCTTTCTACGGTTTCTGGTGTCGCTTTAGTGAAAGCTATCAAGGACACGATCACCGCTGTTATACATGCCCAGAATTTACGGCTCGAAAGTTTTCTTATTAGATCCTCTTTTTTCATTTCGTCACCTCTTTAAACTTCTCATATCTTTCTATCATAGCTATCACTTGCTCTCTAGTACATACGCCCTTAGGATTTGTACCATCTGTGATACCTCTTTCTTTGCCCCATTCCCAGGACTCTTTCGCCCAGTTGCTAGGCTCTGTATTGTTTGTAGTCACGTACTTTCTCACCTCTTTGTCATACTGTTGTAGACCAAGTCTTTCTATCAAAGATATTAGTTTCTTAGCGTAGCTGATATCTGTAGCATAGCCACACGCTTGTAGAGCCTGTGCCTGCGTCTTATAGTTCTTAGCTTCTAGTACCCTTTTGTAGTTATTGCTCCTCCAAGGTGTGGAGGTAAAGAAGTTATCGTGGTCTTTAATGCTTTCTTTGTAGCTTGGGTACTTTCTGAAATTGGCTTCTATTGTGTAGACCTCACCTGTCGGCTTTTGCTCTTTGGTTTTTTTTCTGTAGATCTCACCTGTCCAGTCTGGGCTTGCTTTTATTCCAAATAAATTATGACCGCCTGTAGCAAGCTCCGACCTTCCCCAGTTACTTTCTAGGATCGCTTGGGCTATGGTCACTGACGGTAGAATTTTAAGGGCTTGACCGCTTAGGGCGTCCGCTATGGTCTGGATGAATTTATCCTCGGTGAGCTCCGCCTTTGGTGGTGGCGCTACAGGTGCTGCAGGTTTTAACTTGAAGTATGCCGCTATTGCCCCTGCTACTGCTTCGGCTGTCCTCTTTAAATTCTTTCTGTATACCGTCGCGTCTTCCTGGTTATCGTGGAAGACGTGTTCGATGATGAAATTGTGTTTCGCTTGTCCGTGTCGCAGTATTCCGTAGTAGTTTTGACCGCGTGAGTTCCTCCTATACTTGGTACCTCTATACGGTGTCTTTAATTCCTTTGACACGGCTCCACATATCGAATCTGTGAGGCTTTTTATGCTTTCGCGAGGGTTTGTGCTATCCCATATTTCTACGCCTCTCACGTTGCCTGTAGCGGCGTTTGAGTGGCAGGAGATTAAAAGGTCGTAGTCTTTGCCCATTGCTCCTCTAGTTTGTAGGCTAGGATCTTGATTGATATCCGTCCTCGTAAGTCCTACAGTGAAGCCATACTTCTCTAGTGCTGGTTTTAAATAGTCGTGAGCATAGATGAAGTTACAGTCGCCCTCGTTGCAGTAGGGTAGGCTCTCCACTTGCTTGAAACCTCGATTGTGTTTTCGTCCTGGTCCATGTCCAGGGTCTAGTAAAATTTTCATTGTTACCTCCGAAAGGCGGATCCTGTCCGCCCCACATCATTTTCCCAAAGCGTCAACTTTGCTTTCTATTCTTAGAAGTATTTCCTTACACTCTTCGCTATCTTTGCCTGCTTCTTTTAATTGCTCGATATCGTGCTTCATATCATTTAAACACTCTTCCATTTTTTGATGATATACCTTTGTGTCTTTGATAACTTCGGTGTTTGATTCTACCACTTTTGTAATCTTTTCTATCATTTTAGGCATTTGCCATAAATACAAGCCTGCTATGACTATTAAGATTCCAAAGTTTGCTATTGCTTGGTAATTTTCCATCATAAAAATTACTCCTTCCATTAAAAGTCTTGACCTGTAATTTCTTTAAACTGTTCTTTGGTGATATCACCAAATGGATTTGTATCAGTGATGACCGCTTGTCTTAGTAAGTCGATTCCTACCCACTGGTTATCGTATGCCATTTTCCAAAAATCCATTATTTACCCCCTTTAATTTGCATTAGTTGTATCTTTAAGTTCGCTACTTCTTGACCAAGCTTCTTATTGATTTGCTTATCTTTGATTGAGTCTATCTTTAAATTTGCCACTTCTTTGACTAGAGTCGCTGTCATATCAGGCTTAGGTGTAGGCTCTTCTGGTCTAGGATATAACTTTCTTTCTTGCTTTTCTTCAAGGTTTTCACATTTTGCCACAATAAAAAAAGAAGTCTCTTCAGTAACTTCTTCTTCAATTAATTTTCCATTTTCAATTTTTACTTTATCTGTGCCTACTACTTCAAAAGTTATGTCCTTAAATATTTCATCTCCATACTGGTCGTAGACGTGACCTGTAAAACTGTAGAAGTCTACATCCATAAAAGTTACTTTCGATGTAGGTAGTACTAGGTCTTCTAGTTTCGATACATCACCCTCGTAGTTTAATCTGTCCGAGTTCTTCAAGATGATGTATGCATCTTTTAATATTTCTTCTTTTGGACGTGTACTGTCCAAGATTCGCACTAGTCCGTAGGTGTCGTCGTCAAAGACGATTCCTACTACTGTGTCTTTTTGTAGTTTTTCGTATTTTAATAGTTTCAATTTATCACTCCTTTACTTTGTGTCCTCTACCACCTTACCAACTCTTAATACAATAAAATGATAGGCGTCTTCATACAATTCAAATGGTTTTATTTCAGTAACTCGAATATCTGATACTATATATATTACTTTTCCTAAGTTATTTCTTGGGTTTGAGTCCACTGCATTTTTACCAATAATTTTTCCGTTTTTTAAAATAAAATTATAATAAAGAACTTTATTTGTCTGTATATATGCATCTCCATATTTTTCTCCACTTTCCCAACTAATTTTATAAGTCTTTGCTTGCCACAAAATACCCCCCCCGTGCATAATTCGCTGAATGTCAATATTTCCAACGGTTATACGTTTTATTGATTTGTCTATTATCATTTAATCACCTGTACTCTCCAATGATTTTTCCTGTGTACACATCAAAAACCATTATTTGTCGATGCCCGTTTTCTACTATTTCTTTAATGTAATGCGAAAATTCCAATTTTTTTATTGAATTTTCTTTAATATAATAAAAAAGACTTCCCCACAACCCGTATTTAGCCTTATCACCAGGTACTATCTTGCCACCAATCAGTTCAAACGAAGTGTATAGATGGTCATTATATTCTTTACTATCTGAATTCGTTTGTCCGTCTTTAATCCAATCTATCCTATACACTTTTTCTTTCTCCCAAATAATACCCCCCCCCGATAGAATCTTATAAATCTTAGTATTTGCAATGGATACGTCTTTTATATTTTCTTTTATTTTCATTTAATCACCTCGAAGAAAGTTGAATCGTCTTTTACGTTGCAAAGCGGACGAACTCCAGTGCTACCAGCTATAGCATTAGTATAGTTTAAAGAACCATCCGAACTAATGAAGCGAGCACTGTATGATGATGAAAAAACAGGTGTTCTAAGCCAATAATACCAAGCGTTTGAAGTTCCCATCGTTGTATACTTATATTCGTCCGCATTTAAGGCTTCGGCTGTCGGATAGGCTTTTCTGCTTGAATTATCATTAAATATTGGAAATCTTATTCCTTCTGCTACTCCATTTTCGTTAGCTAAACCAACTTCTGTGTTTGAAGCTAAAAACACTTGACTAGTTACCGTTTCGCTACCATTCATACCAGATTTTATTATTTTAAGGTTTGTGAGCATCATAGCGTTTTTGAAGTCTGACGAAAAATTGTATAAGAAACCCGGCTCCGTGTCATAACAATTTCTATTACTTTCGCTATAATTTGCACTTGGTGGCTCATCTGCTTCATGTTTTGGACTATACCAGTTTATTACATCACTATTTAACCACTGAAGCAAGTTTGAATATCTATAGTCATTATTACCTCTACTTCTTACTAAAGAATTGATATTACTTGGTTCTTTTGCGTCAAAACATTTAAAACAAAGTATTTTCTCACTAATCAAAGTCACAGTGTTTGCAGGATATCCCTCATGATTCTTATCCGCAATTATCCACACGATAGGTTGCCCGTAGTATTTCGTGTTAGGGTCTACTACCTTAGTACCTATCGGCAAGTCTTTCAAAGGTGTGCCACCTTGCCACACAACCTGATTTGCGTTCATCACTCGTTGAATATCACTTACATTTTTTATATTTTTAATATCTTTAGTATCCATGATTTATGCCTTTATATAGTAAAAAATATCCGTCGCGCTTTTTTGAGCACTACTAAGCGCATTGTAAGCAGTTTCTGTTAAAACTACATGTTCAGGAAATCCTAAACTTTTGATATCTTGTTTTGTTACTGGTTTTAAACCGTCTAGCTTAGTCTTATCACTTGAACTCATAAGTCCACTAGATGATTGAGTGGCGGTACTGTAAGTAGTGTCAGTGTATTTAGGATTTGCAGGTATAGCTGTAACTTTTGCCTTGTCAGTATCCGTGTAATCATTGCTTGAGTACTTATACCACTTACCCCAAGTAGTAGAGCCACGTCTTAATCTAAAGTATGGTGTATCATCTGTGTTGTCCTTGACTGCAATCTGAAACATATAGTTTTCTCGATGTTGGGTGCTGCTATCAGTTGGAAATACGAAGAGCGTATATTTCCCACTTACATTAGGACAGTTTGAAGAGAAGCTGCCGTTGTAGATTCCAAGTTTACTTACACTATTAAAGTCACTACTAGGTGTATCTTTCATAGTTAAAGATTCAAGGCTTGATTTTAAGTCGTTTGTGAAGTCATTAGATGATAAACTTTTTCCGCTTATGCTGTCCACCTTTTTATTCCAAGTTTCTTTATCTGTATCTGTTACTGTTCTATGTGTGGAGTCCGATATCATTTCTGAAAGTCTGGTCTTTAAGTCTCCGCTCTCTATTTTTTTTGAGTTTAAAAGCTCTATATTTTCTTTTAAAATTTTGTAATCGTAGTTAGTGAAGTTTCTAGCTACTACTGTCGCCTTATCCCACCTCTTCGCTAGTCCTTCTATCGCTCTTTGAATTTCTAATCCTCCGTCCGATCTCACCGACTTAACGAGGACCGTTTCCGCGTTTTGGTCTGTACCAATGACCGCTAGTGTCGGTAAGTCACCTAAAACACTAGCGTCGTTGACATATATTGCCGTGCCTTCAGGCACGACATTCTCTTTTAAATATGTTTCTGGTGAATTTGCCACACCAGGATACATTGTTTTTAAATTTGCCACTAAAAGTCTCCTCCTCCTCTTGAATTAGTAAATAATTGAATGAATATGCTTGCATTTATTCGAGTCAGTCCATCTGGCACTACTTCCACTTCATGCCAAGTACCTCTTTGTATCTTACCGCCGTCATCTTTTGATAGATAAGGTATAAGATTAATTTCTGTGTTGTAGTTGTAGACTGTACTTCCGTCAACCTTCAAGTAGCACCTCTTCGCTCTTTCGCCTTCATAGATCCCGTGCTTTTCTTGATGAGTATGACCTGGTATGGTCACGGAGTGACTGTGTTCAGGTATATTTAATGTAAAGCTGTGTGAATGTGGCGATACACTGAAGCTGTGTGAGTGAGGCTCCATGCTGAATTGATGCTCATGTCTTCTTACATAGTACATCGTTATCCATCGATTCCAGTCTGTACCTTTTGCACTTTGTAGATAAAAGTTTGTATTTCCGCCATCTACAGTTGTCATGTCGTGGGTTGTAGTCGCTGTTCCGCCTCCAGATGATGTGGATCCATATTCTCCACCGCCCGATGATGTAGACTCTGACTGATAAGTTCCGCCGCCTGAAGATGTAGACTGTGTTTCGCTCTTCTTATATTCCAAGCCTACACTGTAGGACCTAAAAGGTTCTATTGTATAGTTCAAGATTAATTTATTTATACGAGCCATCTCCTGCGGTATATAAAATTTAATCTTTAAAGGGTGTCCTTGGTCTGCATTGTCCGCATACACTATTTGTTGCAAATTGGTAGCGCCTTGAGCGTAAGTGTCATTGATTCTTGCCCGTTCTTGCAAGTCGGAGATGGATCCTGTTACATTCTTCGCTTTGTTTGCCACTTCTAAGTCTACGTCGAAAGGATTGCCTCTTACATCGCTTTTACTTACTTTCACTATAGGTACTATGATGTTGATGTCGTCCTCTAGATCTCTTACCAGGATATTGTCGCCAGGCATGAAGCGTGGATTTTTGTTTGGATTCTCTACTGATAGGTCTACAGCCTTTAATTTGTAAGATACATAAGGCTCCGACAAGTCATTAAGTACCTTTTGAGTGTAGTCTTTTAAGGTTTCTGCGCTCTCGAAGCGCCTATCAGCTAAGATTGATGATTTAAGTCCGTATTTTCTGACATTCTTTTCAAGATAAGGCTTGCCATTGTTTATACTCTTAAAAGTAAGCTGATTGTCGCCCTCTCCATAACCGAGTCCATAGAGTCTAGTTACTAGATTCGTTGGATCCACAGTCTTCTCGATACTCTGCATGTTCTTCTTGTACTGTATGTCTGCCTTGTAGTCTTTCTCTATTTTCTTTAAGCTCAATCCCCAAGGTCTTGAAGTGGTGTCAAATTCCCACCTGTATCCTTCAGTAAAAGGCTTCGGAATTGAGAAAAGACTTGCTAACAAGTTTTCATTTTCCCACTTGTATTCAAATTGTTTTTTGAAATCACAGTCGACAAGTTGCCAGTACTTCGTAGTTTGCTGGTCTAGTACATACCTGATAACTCTATCCGTGTATACTCCTAGATTTCCTATTTGGTGATACTGAAACATGACATCATCTAGTAGTGTTGCCAGTACATGTTCACACTCATACTCGATGTAGGCTACTTCTTCTCTCGTCATTACAGATGGTAAGATTCTGAAAAGCTCTACTCTTTTTCCGCTGTCAAAGAGTTCTACAAAGTAGTGCGGCTGACAGTATTGATTCTTCTTATCGTCTTTTGGTAGCCTAAACTTGCAAGTCCAAAGTTCATTCAGTGGTAGGTCATAGCCTTCACCATACGCGTTTTCAAGCCTTGCCAGTTCTTTCATCTGTGGATCGTATATTTTAATTGAATATTTCATTACAACCACTTATCCTTCCAGTACGCGTCTACCTGTATGCTTCCCGCCCCTTCGGCTATGATGTTGACTCCATTTTCACCGATTAAGAAGTCGAAGAAGTCGCCATCGCTTGACATTAGATGAAGCGCATTTTCTCCGTTTTTAGTCACGGTTAAATTGCACATATCAATTTCGATCTCTTCTCCAGGCTTTAAGTACACATCTTTAAGTTCAAGATAAGACTCTCCTAGAAGTGCAGCCACTGCTTTCGTAAGTACTTCTATTTCTGATTGACCTGGTCCACTGAATACTAAGTTGCTTGTGAGCGCCTTAGTATCGAAGTCTATAGAAGCACTAGCACTACTAGAGGTGACTTCCGCATAGGCTGAAGCCTTAGAGTTGATGTAGATATAGACTGTCTTATCAGTCTTTATGATTTTGTCTACATTTACTGTCTTACATACTGCGGACACATTAATCTCGGCATTTGCACTGACACTCGACTCTGCGGAGTCTTTAATATTAAATTTACCAAGATTATATTTTTTCATAAGCTTATCCTACACTTATTTCAAGATTGTTACTGTCGATTATGAATTTATTTCCTTCAGTTATTGTCGTTGGTTTGTTAAAAGTACCATAAACTAAAAGATTTCCACCAGTTTGTGAGTCTCTAATTCCAAAGTAAGATATTTCGCCCCACTCTGCTGTTGCTGTTGGAAATTCTATTCTTTCTTGGTTACTTACAGTCGCTCTATCTGCTTGTTGACTAGGTACTACGAAAGTAACTCTTTGTCTCGCATACGCTCCGCCTACTACTTCAGCGCCTGTGTCCGCGTCGGTTGGATTGGTCTTATAAAGCGCTATATAAAGCTGTCCAGGTTGATTGACCTGTTGATTTCTGAAGAAATAGTTAATGATATTATCTTCTAAATAATTTGATGCTCTCAATTTTCCACTACCTTTCTGGTTAATCTGATATTTCTTATGTTCGTATTTCCTGTATTTTTAATTATTATGGATCCACAAGTTTTCACATTGCCTACATTCTCGATGATGATTTCTGTATTTTGTCCGCCGTCTTTTAGTACACGGTTGAGTTCTCTCGACAAAGCGAAAGGTTGACACTCAAACTCGATCTCCATTATGCCTTTCGGCTGTAGGAGCAGTTGTTCTATGCCTACCGCACTGTAGACAGAAGCTTCATAGGCTCTGTCTGGCTCATCATCAAAAATAAGCAGACCAGACCCAGAGAGCCAGCCTGCTAGTTCTCTAATTTTACTTCTAAGTTCTTCGTGAGTAGCTGTCTTCACTACTCCAATCTGACACTGTATGATCCTCTTATTGTATTCTGTCGACTCTAGCTCCAAAGTCCCTGACCTTCCAAGGATTTCAAATTCCTTTCTTCGTCTTTCTGGGATTGCTGTCCTGTCTATAGATTTCATGCCTATGTTAAAGGCGCTAGAGTGTTTCCCATTAAAGTTAAAGCCTATCATATTACTATCTCTCCTCGTCCTCTAGAGTCTTTCTTAATTAATTTGTAAAGCTCTTCAGCTATCTTCTTGATGTCTCTTTCTTCTCGCACTTGGAAATTATTTCCAGTGATTAGGATTTCACCGCTTGATGATCTCTTATCCATCTCATCTCCGATAAGTTTCCTCAAGTCCTCTAAGGCTCCTACAAATTCAGGTCTTTTTTCGCCTACGCCGATGATAGACGGACTAGAGAAGATACCGCCTTTATCGTACCAGTCCACACCTAGCGTTGGTACTGATGGAGGTTTTAAGCTGAAGTGTCCGCTTATCTTGAAGTGTGGCAATTTAATTCTTGGAAAAGATAACGGTGCACTTAAAATAGACTTGATTTTGTTGATCGCGTTACTTACTGCGTCTTTTGCTGCATTGATAGGTTTTTCTATAGCGCTTTTAACTGCGTTCCATGCCGATGTAGTCGCGCTCTTAACTCCATTCCAAACTTCAGTAGTTTTGGTCTTAATTCCATCGAAGACTGACGTTGCTGTGGATTTGATACCGTTCCAGATACCTTCTACAGATGATTTAATTGAATTCCACACTTCGGTCGTCTTTGATTTCACCGCATTCCACACAGTTTCTATAGCTGTTTTGACCGCATTAAAGGCTGTAGTTGCCGTCGCCTTAAGTCCATTCCAGATGCCCTCTACCGCCGACTTGATTCCATTCCAGATACTACTAGTAGTCGATTTAATCGCATTCCATACAGTTTCTACCGCCGATTTCACACCGTTAAAAGCTGTAGTCGCCGCTGTTTTAAAGCCATTCCATATTGCTACGATTGCGGTTTTAATCCCATTCCACACTGTGGTTGTAGCTGTCTTTATAGCTTCCCATACAGTAGATATAGCTTGCTTTACACCTTCAAAGGCTGTGGAGGCTGCACTTTTCAAGCCTTCCCAGACTCCAGTTAGGGTTGATTTGATAGCTTCCCATGCTGAAGACCAGGCTTCAGATATTCCTTCCCATATGCCGGATAGAAATTCAACGATCGCACCCCAAATTTCGGTCGCCTTCTCTTTGATGGTGTCCCAATGCTTATAGAGATACACTCCTGCTGCGACTAAAGCTGCTATTATCGCAATAACTATTAAAACCTTAGCATTAATTAATTCCATTGCTTTAGCAAATATTCCTGCACCTTTTCCGCCTGCGCTAAAGAAGCCTATAGCTTTACCAAGTCCGCTACTTAATTTGCCTACAGCTACAAGCACTGGTCCTATTGCTGCTGCTATAAGTCCGACTTTGACGATAAATTGTTGTGTTTCTGGAGTTAACTTTCCGAACCAGTCCGAGAATTTTTTGAAAGCACTAATTGCGCCCTCAAGTGCTGGTACTAACACCGTTTGTAAAGCTGCACCAAGGTCTGCTCCACTCATTTTGAGATTATTTGTCGCTGTTTTAACTAAATCTATCGGGTCAAGCATACCTTCCCAAGTTTTATCTACAGTGCCTGCTGCTTCTTCCATTGCATTTGCAAATTCGTCGGCATTTAAGGCTCCGCTCTCTAAGACTTCAAGCATGAAGGCTCCGCCCCTAGTGCCGAATGTTTCAAATGCGATTGCACTTTTTTCTGTTTCAGTTTTTGCACCAGCAAGTTTTTCTTGCAATTCTTTTAAGCCTTGTACTGTCGACTTACCTTCCTTTGCCCATTTAGCTTGTGCTTTGGTTAAGTAGGACATAGCTTTATTAGAGTCAATACCTTTTTGCTCCATTCGACCCATCATTTCGGTAGCCTGCGCAAAGTCCAGTCCAAGCTGTGTAATCTGCGGACTACCTTTAATCATAATATCGAAGAGTTTGTCCGTAGATACTCCAGTATTTTGTGCTGTCTTAGTCACGGCATCTAGGACCATGTCTAAGTCTTTTGCTGATAGATTGTACTTCTCGATTGCCTGCTTTGCGTTAATCGTTGAGTTTGTCACGTCGGCGCCGTTTATTTGTGCAAACTTAATCATCTTTTCGGACGCTTTTTCTAGTTCTTCTCCAGTTAGACCAAATTGAGTATTAATCTCACCTATTGCGTTGCCGACTTCGTCGAAAGACGCTGGCATATTGCCTGCTACATTTCTGAAGCTTTCCTCGAGTTCTTTCGCCGCTTCACCAGTTGCGCCAGTCTTAGAGATGACTGTGTCTAAGCCATTGTCAACTTCTTTAAAGGCTGCTATTGAAAGTCCAGCTACTGCTGCTATTGGAGCAGTAACTCCTTTGGTCATACCTTCGCCGACCTTGACCATCTTGTCGCCTGTAGACTGAAGCTTTTCTCCGACGTCTTTCCACTTGCTGTTGGTTTTGTCTAGTTCTCCTTGTAGAGATTTTAGTTGATTTTCTGTCTTGATAATTTCTCTCGTCAAAGCGTCGTACTCATCTTGACCTATCTTTCCGTCAGCTAGTGCTTTCTTTGCTTGTTCCTGCGCTTCTTTTAAGGTGTCTAGTTTCTTCTTTGTGTTTTCGACAGATTCGGCTAGGACTCTTTGCTTTTGTGCTATCAGTTCTGTGTTTCCTGGATTAAATTTTAAAGACTTCTCGATGTCTCTTAGTTCTTTGTTTAGATCCCTTGAGGTTTTATTGACATCTTTTAAAGCCTTATCAAGCTTGGTGGTATCGCCACCAATTTCTATAGTTATCCCTTTGATATTTCCTGCCATTTTTCACCTGCCTTTTTTAAAATTTATCAAAATCTTTCTGCGATGCTATCTTCGTGTCCTTCTCTTCTGGAGGCGCGTTTAATTCATTGTAGGTCTTGCAGTAGTCCACGATCTGACCTATGGTCATGTCTTCGAAGTCTTTTAAAGTAAGTCCACGTGTAATAGCGCCTGTCATGATTATTTCTATGTCTACTTGCTTTTCGGAGTTTTCACCTTCGCTAGTTTGCTCAATTTTTTTTTAGAAAATAAAGACTCAAAAAGCATTGGAAAGACTTCTACTGCTACGTCAAATATTGGAAATTCGTCAAATTCTCCATACCACTTTTCTGGCTCTGGTATAGAGCTGTCCGCACACTTTGCAAGTGTCCAGATTAAATTCATGATGTCCACTAGTTCTAAGCTGTAAACTTTTTCTAGCATACCCGCTAGCGTTGATGGTGTAAGTTCTAGCTGACCGCCTTTCATTGCTTCGTCATCGAGTCCATCTAGTAGCTCTGCTATAAGTGGCATGATGATAGTTAGTATGTCCGCGTTAAAATTTGCCTTGTAGACTAGAGGAAAAGAAGCGCTAGCTTTGAACTGCACTTCTTTTCCGTCTATGGTTATAGTTTTTATCATGTTTAAGCCTCTGCGTTAGGTACTACGACATATGGTTTCTTAAAGAAATCATCATATCCTGTGGATCCTTCTGATAACTTAGCCTTTACTATTTTGGTGTCTGTCGCTGGTATAGCCTTTAAGCTTATCTTGTCTGTAGTTGGATCTGTCTTATCTTCTTTTGTTTGTCCTTCAACTGATGGTCTTGAGCTTGTAACATGATAGAAAATATGTCTTGTCTTATTCTTATCTCCGTCAAATTCAAAAGCAAGCGCGTATGGTACTGACTTCGCATCTGCTTTTTCTATAATTGCTCCGTTTTTATCCTTAATAGCTCCTAAGATCTTTACTTCAAAGTCTTCAGGAATTAAAGCTATTTCAAGGTCTCCAGAATATCCATTATTTGAAAATTCTGACCAGTAGATCACGTCGTCCGCGTAAAATTCGTTTGAGTCGCCTTCTGCGTCTAGTGATAGGTTGACTGCTCCAGGTACTTTGATAACTTCGCCAAAAGTTACCCCCGTTTCTTTATCGTCGGTGATTGGGAAGACATGTACGTTTTTAAGTCCAAATTTAACTTTATTTGCCATTTAATTTCTCCTTTTCTATATATAGTATGGGATTAAGAAGACTCTTTCTCCGTCTATGTAGACGTCTTGTCCTTTTTCCCACACTATTTCTGCTTCATCTAGTAAGTCTTCGAGTTTTTCCTCTAGACTTACGTCTTTCTTTCTTACATATAGCTCTAAATTCCAGTGAGCTTCTTTGTCATAGACGACGTTGTCCGCTTTAAAGTTTCTGGATCCCGTTCCGTAGTAAACTATAAAAGGCACTATCCCAGGCTCTGGGTTTACAAAGTAGCCAACTGGAATGTTTATAGGTTTTAAAAGTGTTACAGGATTGATCTTATCCATGTTCAATCCCCCTTTTTATTTCATCTTCAAAGTTCTTAATTGCTTTCTGCTCGACTGCTGCTATGTGAGGTCGTGCTGGTACTCTACCGCCGTTGACTTTCGCGTGTCCAAATTCTAGTAGGTGAGTGAGTCGGTAGTGCTTTTCATTCCACACCACACTTGACTTACTTCTTGTAGCGGTTTGACCTTCCCTTTTGCCCCATCCGCTGGCATACTTGCCAGATTTTCTAGGACTTGAGGACTTCAGGTCATTCACTGTTTCTTTCGTGACTTTGTCCACTGCTTTGTCCACTACTTCATTCGCGAGGTCCAGTTGCTCTTTTGTCGCCTTTTCAATCTCTTTAACTAAATCAATTGGCATTGACAACCTTCCTTTCACACACTAGCTCTAACTTATCTAGTGTTCTTTGATAGGTCCTTATAATGGTGTACTCGACTTCATCGCAAATTAAAAGATCTGCATCTCTAAATTCTTCGGAGTAGATTTCAAAGACGAAGTTAGGCTTCAATCCTTGATTTGCTGCTCGGTAGAATTCATTTTGACCTACTGCCATTTGCTCCGCAAAGACTTGCCATCTTTCCTCGGTGTTGATTGGATTACCCCAGTCGTCCGTGGAGTTTTTTCCATGTTTGATTAAGTCAATTACTACTGATTTTTTCATGAGGCAATTCATCTCCGTACTTTTCACTAAGTGCAAGATGGATTTTTAAAGATCTATAGCACTCTAGCAGTCCTTCGCGGTCTGGATTCTCACTACCAAAGTGTGCTTTGACATAGATTCCCACTGCTCTTTTAACAAGTTCATCGTCTAGCTTCTCCACACCGCTTATTTTCAAATCTAAAAGACAAGCCTCAATTAGGCTCTTGATTTCTTCGTCAAAAGCCGTGGTTTTAGCTTGTCTTAGTAAGATTTTGCAATACTTTAAAAGTTCAGGTGTCATATGATCACCCCTATTTCTTTACTTCTTTTGTTTTAAGTTCCTTTTTTTGCTTCGGTGAGTCGTCTATTACTACACCTGTTTCAAGATACTTCTTTAAGTTCTTGTTCTTTTCGTCGATTTCTTCGTGAATATCGTAGAAGACACCAGTTTCGGTGTCTTGAAATCCACTTATAACTCTATAAGCCATTTAATTAAACCCCTTTTACTAGATAAGCAAAGGCTTTTTCGTCAATAACTCCACCGTCGTGTACTTCGTAACCTACAAAGTCAGTAGTTCTAGCTTTTGCGTGGTTTTCAGTAACAAGCTTCATGTCTTCAGAGATGTTTTCTTTGTATCCTGCTGCCATATTACCGATTAGGATTTCACCATCGCCCATTGCATCTTCTTCCTTTACTATGATTCCAAAGATTCTACCTACTCCACCTGCGCTTACATCTGGAATAAATAGTGGATGCCCTTTTTCATCCATAACATTGGCTAAAGTTCCCCAAACAGTTGTGTTATTAGCATAAACTTTTGCTCCGCTTGTATATCCAGATTTAATCTTTGACATAGCTGTTGTAAGATCTTTGTAAGTTAAGCCGTCAGCTTTGTAAGATACCTTTTGAGGTGTTGATGCTTCAGCTTCGATTGCTGTAACTACACCTTGAGGATATTTAGCATCGCCTTTTCCTTTAACGAAAGCTCTAGCTTTTGCAGCTCCCATTCTTTCTCCAAGTTCTCTAGTGATGAAAGGTATAAAGTCGGATACTGCCATAGCTTGTAGCTTCCAAGTTACTGTTACTGCCTTTGAAAGCTCTTTGCCATTAAGAGTTAATTCTCCAAATTTATTTTCTTCATCTGCTGTTGGAGTCGCTTCATCGTAATAGTCAGCGTCTCCTGCTGGAATACCAGTTCTCTTAACATATTTTACAGTTCCCTTAATTCTAGTTGCTACTACATCGGCTAGAATTGGGTGTAGTTCTTTCATAGTGTCGATGATTCCACCAATAACTGTTTCTGGGATTAGAATTTCAGTATTAGTTGTGTTGTGAGTGTACACGTTCTCTGGGTTCATCTCATTAAAGAGATTGATTTCTTCTTCGCTTAGGTCTCTTTGTAGAGCTACTTTCGCGAATACTTCTTCGTAATTAACCTTGTTTTGTTCTTTGATATTTTCCACTGTTTTTAATCCTCCTTCATTTACTGATAGATCCTTCATATCAGTTACTTTTTCATCTTCCTTGTTTAGTGCATCTAGGTTCGCTTGTTCTTTAGATGCTTCTTCAAAGTCTACATCAAGCTTTTCAATTTCTTTTCTTTTTTCTGATGCTTCTTCAATCTTTCCTTGATTGATTAAGTTTTGCGCTTCTTCGAGCATTGCTGCTCTCATCTCTAAGTATTTTTCTTTATTCATACTACCTCTCCTTTAATTTCAATAAGTTTAATTGTTCTTGCTCTCTTTCTTGCTTTAATTTATCAATAACTGCTTGAGGGATTAAGAAATCACTCGCAGCTACTAATCTAAATTGGTCTTGACTGTCGCTTCTTGACAGTACTTCATCTATGAAGCCTTCTTCTAGTGCTTCTTCTGGTGTGAACCAGGTTTCGTGATCCATAAGATTTAGGATCTCATTTCTAGTCTTACCAGTCTTAAGCATATAGGCATTTGCAATGGTATCATTTGACTTTCTTAGCTGTTCGGCATAATGTTCAAAGTCTCGATAGTCACCTGCACCACTTGCGCTGACGTTATGGATCATCATTTGAGCGGTAGGACTCATCTTGACGTGAGTTCCTGCCATCGCAATGACTGAGGCTGCACTTGCTGCTCGACCTGTGATGGTTATGTTGACATTGCCTCTATGTTGCATAAGTGCTGTATAGATTTCACTTGCAGGATAGATATATCCACCTGGTGAGTTAATCTCTATATCCACATCTTGACCTTCTACTAGATTTAAGTCTCTAGGACAAAAGGCTTCAATCTCACACCAGTCATAGATCCATTTATCGTCATTGCCGACGATTGCACCATTAATTCTTATCGTCATCTTCTTCACCTCCTTGATCAATTTCTCTAGTATCTAGCCTACGTATATAGGCTTGTCCTAGACCGTCTGGAATTGGCGCCATGTTGAGTATCTCTCTTACTTCGTCCGGATTCATGATTCCACGATCCACGAATTGAACTAGGTTAAGTTTAGTTTGCATGCTCGCGAAGTTTAAGTTAGATGATTCAAAGATAATCTTGTTACCGAAGCCTCTTTCTCTACGTGTGAATATCTTTCTGGTAAACTCATTTGACATCTGCACCAATACTGGCTCAACCTCTGCTTCATAGTAAGAGATCCACTGGTCTTCGTTATAGCTGCTTTGCACGATGTTCTCGTTTGTATTAAAAAAACTATAGATTCTATCTACAGTTCCTTTAGTTTGCGCAGAGTTAGGCACGTAGCTCTTCGGGTCTACTTGTTGAGCTTCAAATTTTGCGTCTGTCGCAGCTGCTCCTGTAGATTCCGAGTCTACACTTAAAAAGCTTTCTACAAATTCCTTTGTTTGCCTTTTAAGGTCCTCTTCTCTTAGCACGGTATTAAATTTTAAAAGCCACATGATGATATTGCTGTTCTTGATAGCTTTGACGATTCCTTGGTCCGTAGTGCTGACAACTTCCATTAATTGAGTTAGCGCCTTTGCTGGACTTTCTCCAAAAATATCGTTATTGTTGAAATCTCTTCTTAAATGAATGATGTCCGAGTATCTGAAAGTATAGTACTTTCCTTTGATCAAAAATCTTAAGAAGATTTCGCCCTGGTTATTCTCTAGCGCTTCTACGCTATTTGAGTTGATAGGATATATTGCCTTTGCAAGTCCGCCTTCATCTCTTTCAATTAAAGCGAATGCGTTATTATTTAAAGCCAGTTGATTCGCCATCTTCTCTTGAAGCATCTGTCCAGTCATATATGGATTAGGCTCTTCAAGTAAAAAGCGTATATATGGTTCAGGATTCACCTGCGTTGTGACTTCGTCTTTCCTTATATGCTTTGCTACTGATTTTCCTATAGCTTGGGTCTTCGGTCTTATGCAGGATCTCACGATATCCGAAGCATAGAGATTTCCATTGTAAGAGTAGAAGCCTTCGCCTCTTTCAGTGACCATCTTATATCTTGATACTGTGACCGCGTCATTTTTCTTTTTAAAAATTCCCATTTGTTTTCACCTCCTTATATTAAAGCTAAGTATTCTTCTAAGTTGTCTTCTAAAACTATTAAAGCATCCATAAGCGAAGCTACACCGTCAATTCTCTTTCGGTGATTGCTGGTCTTCACTAGTGCTATGTTGTCGTTGGTGTCTACTTTGATTGCCGCGTTGGATAAGTTCCACTTGGTAATCGGGTTATTATCATAGTTGACCTTCTTTGCTTTCAAGTCGCTTTCTAGTCTTTTCATAGGGTTACTGAAAGTCTTAGCACCTTGCGCGACTGGCACTGGTACTGTTTTTCCAAAATACTGTACAAGTTCATCGACCAAGTAAGTCGCTGACCATCTGTCGTAGCCTATTTTATAGATATAGCAGTCCATTTCGTTTTGAACTTCCAAAAACCATTTCGTGATGTCTTTGTAGTCGACCTTATTAGTTCCCGACCTTCTTAGAAGTCCTCTTTCTTCCCATACATCATAAGGGATCTTGTCTTCTTGGCTTCTAACTTCGATTAAGTCACCAGGTAACCAGTACATCTGTTTGACGTAAGTCTTCTCGTCATCTGATAATTTAAAGACGATAGTCGCGCAGGTCAAATCTGTAGTCGCTGATAAGTCTATACCGCCTACACAGTATCGAGGTTTTAACTTCGCTATGTCGAAGGTGTCTCTATTGTCGATAGTTTCGAAGGTTAGCCATGCTTCGCTTGTAGTTTCTGGTATGTCAAAGTCTTTGGTGAGTAGGTTCTTGACTAGCTTACTATTTGCCTTCGCTTTGTTGACTTTATCCTCTAGCGCTTCATACTTCTTAATAGTTCCCAGTCCAGGGTTAGCTTGCATCCAAGTTTCTGGATCTCTCCAGGTCTTTCTGTCGTCGAGTTCGTAGACTAAGAAGAGTGTTCTTTCGTCTTTGTAGCCATCAGGGTCGAAGTATCCGTTGATTGTTCTTTCCGCTTCGTCGTAGATGTCATCATAGACGTTTTCTCGGACTGTTCCCGCTGTGGTAGTAATTAGTATCAAAGGCTCATCTCTGGCGCTTGTACCGTCGACTATGACGTCGTAGAGGTTCTTGTCGGTCCACGCGTGGATCTCGTCCATTGTTGCTCCGTGAACGTTAAGTCCGTCAAGTGTATCTGAGTCTCTACCGACTGGCTTGTAAATTCCATCGTTTATTTCGCAAGTAAGTTCAGCTACTAGAGGTTTAATCCTCTTACTTAGTGCTGGTGACTTCTTAACCATTCTCTTGGCTTCTAGCCAGATGATCTTAGCTTGGTCTTTCTTCGTGGCTACACTGTAGATCTCTGCTCCAGGTTCACCATCTGCAATGAATAGATATAATCCCTCCGCTGCACTTAGCGTGGACTTACCATTCTTTCTTGCGACGATTAAAACCACTCTTTGATACTTTCTTTCGCCTGTTATTTTATGGACTATACCAAAAGTCGCCGCAACCTTCGCCTTTTGCCACGGCTCAAGGATGAAAGACTTACCGCCCATCTTACCCTTGGAGTGTTTGCAGTATTTCTCGATGAAGCTTATAGCATGATTTGCCTTGCCCTCGTCGTATTCCCATTCGCTTTCTGGATCCTTTAAAAACTTCATGATGTACTCATAGGTTTTAAAAATCTTTGTACTGACCTTGACTCGGTTATCATTCATCCACTCCCAGTAGACTTCTATCGGGTTTTTATTTTTCATTTAAAAAATCCTCGAAGCCATCATCGATTTCTTTCTGCTGCTCTTTTGGGAGTAGGTCCATAAGCTGTTTAATGATTCCAGAGTATCTTTGCACCATTGTGTTATACGATTTTAAAGCAGGATGTTCTCTTAAGATTGAGTACTCGCCTTGTGGCATTTCGTCGATTGGTCCATGCTCATCTATCAAAACTTTTAATTCCTTCAAGGTAGACTTCATAAAGGCGGCTTCTTCGATAAGATTCTTCGCAGTTAGTCTTTTAACTCGGTCTACATCCTTGTATAAATTTGTAAGTCTTGTTATTTCTCTTTTAATTTCTTTATCTTTTGCTGTTGCCATCTATCTTCACCTACCTTTCTCTAATTTCTGACAGTGGGGGTTATGTAAAAACTACCTGTGCATTTTTTGGCTGTACCCCGCTCGGTCCCTAGGTGATAATCATTATCATTTCTAACAGGGGGCTATCATCTAATTTTTAATATTTTATAAAAATCATTTTTTGAAAATATTTCCCTCTTCATCAAAAAATAAATTTTCTTCTACTGCATGATGCTTTTTAAAAGTTTTCGTGTTATGGCACTCAAGGCATAAGTACTGTAAGTTCTTATGATTAAGTATAATATCCACGTCATTTATATTCTCTGGAGTGATCTCCTCGATGTGGTCGACGATGTATCCTCTTTTCTTTCTGCAATGCTGACACAATCCACCGTCTATACTTTCTCTTTCTGCAATAAAAGAAGCACGACACTTCTGCCATGCTTTCGACTTATAAAACTTCTTTGAATATTCTTTTGCCATTTAACACACCTTGCTCCCACCCCAGCCTTAACTATGATGTGTATCTTTCCCGTGCTTTCGCACAACCTAACAGGAGGAAAAAATTCCTAATATCATAGTATCATACGAATTGTCAAAAAAGTTCCACTCTTTTTCCAATCTTTTAATTGCTTATCTCTTTCCCATAAAGAAACAGTGTCATCTTCTTCAAAGCAATGTTCCTAATATTATAGACTTGAGACTTTTCATAACCTAGTTTTTCACATATTGTTTGAACCCTACATGTGTTTATATAAAACATGTTTATTATTTCAGCTTCAGTTTCAGTAAGAGTTTTTAAAGCCTTTTGAACTTCTCTTACTTCAAACTCACAAAACTTTAAGTTATCTAAAAGTAAATCTTTCTCCATAATTCTATTGATCAAAACATCCTCTTGTTTAGTTGTTCCACCTTTGATAGGATCCTTATCTGTCATCACTGGCTTAATAGATTCCATGCTCTCCTGTAAGTAGATGATTCTTTCCTTGAGATTATCTATAGCCTTTATTCGCTTTTCATATTTTTTAAGTCTCTCTATCATTTCTCGTTCCCAGTTCATAGATCAACCCCTACAATCTTAAAAGCGTCTTCAACGCTTCTAGCAACTCCATATAAAACCTTAGCTTCTTCCATCTGCTTTCCGAAATTAATCTGTTCTGGACTTAGCCTGCCCTTAACATTTTTAACTTCGATAAAAAACATTTTTCCATCGCTTTTTCTAAACCCGAAGAGGTCTGGAAATCCTTTTGGAAGTCCTGTACTTATAAATCTATTACCTTGTTTAAAGGTGCCGACATTCGCTCTAAACACTACACAGTGATAACTTAGAGCGCTTCTTATCTGGTCCTGTATCGTCTTTTCTGGTATCGGCTTGCCCGTCAAATCGTAACCTGGTTTAATCATTCAGTATATCCTCAAATAGCTTTCTTTTATCTTGACCTATCGACTTTCTAAGAGGTGTAACTGCTACCTCGAAAGGTTGACACATCTCGGCAATTCTATCGAAAGTCCTCGCCACTCCATCTTGTCCAGTGAGTCTTTGCTCCAGTGTCTTCAAATCTAAGTTTGTAGTAACTATAAGCGGCTTCTCTGCTCTATATCTGAAGTCTATGATTTCATAAAGCTTCGCCTTTGCCCAGGAGTTGACTTCTTCTGCTCCTAAATCATCTATGATTAAAAGTTCTGCATCTTGTAGAGTCCTTAGAAAAGTATCTGTTCCTTCTTGTCCAAAGCTCGAAAGTTCTCTTATCCTCTGTAGGATCCTTGACGAAGTAGTGGCTATAACTGATACTCCTTTATCTAGCAAGTAGTTAGCGATACAAAAGCTTAGATAACTCTTACCAGTACCAGGTACACCATAGATCAGTAGACCAATATTCTCTTCACGCATACGATTAAACTTAGTAGCGTACTTCAAAGCCAAGTTTTTATATTTGTAATTTTCTTTAGTAATTTTAAATCTTTCAAAGGTGCAGCTTTCGAATCTCTTATCCATCAAAGAATTAATCTTTAATCTTTTAAGTCTTTCCATCTTTTCTCTT